CACTCTGGAGAAATTGTATCTGTAAGTCCAGATACCGTTGCTCTAAATACTATAAACTTTTTATTAACCTTATCATAAAATTGAAATTTTACTAAATCTAAATCTGTTTCGTTCACCCCATATGGTAATAGACTTACTTTATCACCGTGATATGCATTTTTTATACCTTTTTTAGTGGGGCCATCTAAAATTAAATCATAAGGTCGGGTTGTAGGTACAGAAGCATCTCCCATAGCTTTAATTTTTCTTGAATCTGTTACTTTAGTATCATGTAAGGTGTTTATAATATTCTTCTTAGCATTATGATCTTCAAGTCTCTCTCCAGGAGATTTTAAAACTTCTTCTTTACCGTATTGGTTGTCTTTGTTTAAGTCTGTATAAGGTAAAGTTTTATAATTTGTACCTATTTTTGTATTATCATATCCCGCTTCTGAATTGGCAATGGATTGTCTTGCATCACTTCTTTCTTCATTAATCGGTTTAGTTCCATACAAATGTGTTTGTGAATTTACCGTATTTGCTGGTCTGGACTCTGCCCTAAATTTACCTGCTAACTCATTTATCCCATCTCCAAGTTTTGAAAATATGTGGGATGCTACAGCCTTTTTACCTTCTGATTTAATTTGTTCCCAAGTTTTTTCTTGTAAATTAGGTGGGGGATCTGGATCAAATTTAGCTCTTGTATATTGAGCTAATTTATTTTCTAAACCTCTACCACCTTCACTCTCCCATTTATCATAACCATCCGTTCTCTCATATAACCCCTTACCACCTTTTGCAAATCCCATTACATCTGCTGCACCTCGACCTCTTAAATTTATAAATCTTGAAACATTAGCAAATGGAATTATACTTGCATTAATATGTAGAGGATTATATAATTGAGTTTCTTTTCTTGGATTTAAATACTGTAATACAAATTGTTTACCTAACCACCAAAGTCCATCACCACTTGTTAAAAATTTACCTAATCTAACTTGGTCTGTTAATGCAGTACCTAAATGTGTAGTAATTCCACCACGAACAAAATCAGTAGTGTGTCCCACATTAGAAAGTCTGTTCTTTGCCCAACCATATCTATTTACATCCATTAATGATTGTAAAATTAGTGGATGTTTGGTAGAGTTAGAATCTAATCGTATTTGATTCTCTTTTTTAAACTCATATCTTTGTTTATATTTAAATTGAATATCTGTAGAATATAAAAACTTTTTTCTTAATTTACTTTCTGGATATGACATTATAGAAGATAGTCCACCCATCATAGTAGGGAACTGTCTAACAAAATCACCTATTGGTGATAAATTATTACCTTTATAATCTACTCTTTTTAAATCAAGTGGCCAGGTGAAATTCTTACCTTTTACGTTCTTATATTGTGATTCACCAAGTATAAAATTTGTCTTAAATCCATTATTTACTTTAAAATTTAAATCAAAAAAGTTATAACTCGAATTTCTTTCTCCAAATGTCTTCTCAAATGGATATGTTTTATTTAACTTAAATCCTGTATTTGGGGATTTCATATTTAAAGTAAATCCTTTTGCATAATCATCTACAAAAGAATTTGATTGTCCTAATTTTAGTTTGTATGGTTGAAATTTTGTAAATGATCCTGGTTTAAAATCCTTGGTGAATCCTCTTGCACTATTATCTACAAAAGAATCGCTAGTACTTAATTTATTTAATTTAGATTTTAATTCTGATAATGCCATGATTATGCTTGTACTGCTCCTATTCCTCGTATTGTATTAATTTGTTGTCTTGATTGTTCTGCTCTATCTACTGAACTTACTCTCATATCTTTTCTCAGTGCCTTTAATTCTTCAATCATCGGTGTCATACTAAAATCTTGTGTGTTAACTGCAGTTTCTCCAGCGTGAATAGCCATTTCACCACGTCTAACATTAGCCACCGTACCAGAATTCATTGTGGCTCCACTAACAGGAGGTCTTGCCGCAATTGCACTTGTAACTCCACCAGCAACTCCACCAAGTAGTAATCCTGCACCACCACCTTTAAGTGCTCCTTTTCCCATACCTTTCCACCCCTGTTTGGCCATTGCTGGGCCTACAAATGGTATAGCATTCAAAGCTCCTACCAAGGATCCAACTATTCCCAATAGTACAGTTCCTATTCCTGCTCCAATAGCTACCCATTTCCAAAGACTCGATGCTCCTTCTTCTTGAGCCTTATTAACTGCATTCGTTGCCCCAACAACTTTAGATACTTCACTTACTTGTAATCCAACAGCGGATGCCAATGCTTTACGTTGAATAAGATTCATACTATTCCACTCTGACTCACTTCCAACCAACCGTACTATTTCTTTTTGGGCTCCGAGAGCATCTCCAGCAAGAGATAATTGTCTAAATTTATCAAGATTAATTTGTCTACCGAGTAATACTGAGGCTTCAAATTGAGCATTTATTGAACTTTCAAGGTCTAAAGAACCTTCCATAGCTGAAAGAATTGAACCCATTTCCAATCCAACTTTCTTTGCTTGGATTGCCATCTTCATCAAATTTTTACCACTATCTTTTGTAAATTTAGCAAATGCTTCAGAATCTGCTGCCATTGATTCAAATACTGCTGCGGGTGATACACCTTCAAGTCTTGCCATTTGAGCAACTTGTTTTTGTTGTGCCAACAATTGTCTATTAGACATACCACTTGTTGCAGTTTGTAATTTTAAAAGTTTTGCAGAAGCAGTAGCTGAAATTCCATATTGTTTATTCAGTATCTTCATATCAACGGCCATCATGGTCGTTATACCATTTATATTACCAAATTCTTCTGCTATTGCCTTAACACCCTCGGCATTTACTGCAAGTGCCCCACCAAGTTTTAATGTTTGTTTATAACTTAATCCAGTTTCATTTGCAAACTTGAATGACGCCATTGCCATCTTCACCAAAGCACCAACTACCACTGCTCCAATCGCTGCTATTCCTATCATTGCTATCTTACCCCTACCAAGTCCTTTAGCTGTTTTTTCAGATTCCTTAGTATGAGATTCCTGTATTTTATTACCTTTAGTTGCTTCTTTGTTTGTCTTAAATCTCATATCCAACTCACCACCTTTTGTTAAAGGCCCGAGTTCTGGAGTGGCTTCAGTTTTTAAATCTTTAATATTAAAAGCTTCTTTAACTCTTTCACCAATTTTATTTTTTATATCATCTTCCCACTTATCTATAGGAATCATTTTAGTTAATAACCCGCCAACTATTGGAATTTGACCAATTAAATCATTCATATATTTTACGGGTTTTAAAAATTGTGAAGCGGTTTCTTCAGTTATATCATGAGCTTTCTGTAATCTATCTTGTAAATCTTCTTGACTTCTTAAAAACTTAATTTGTCCTTTTAATTTATCCCCACCAAGAAGTTTATTTTTCTTTTCCATTTCAAAGATTTGTTTGGATAAATTTAGTTGTTGGAATTCAGCAGTACCGACAGCCTCCATATTTGATTGTATAGTTGCTGCATTATCTGCAACCACACCTAAAGATTTAGCTAATTTTTTACTGAAATGATCTGATTTTTGTCCATATTTTACAATTAAAAGAGCATTATCTTTTAATCCGTCTTGAAACCCCAGTTGAGTTTTCATTGATTTTTTTAATTGATTAGCCAGGTCAGCCTGTCCTTGTAACTCAATACTTATATTTTCATAACCTTTTAAATATTCTCGTAAATCTTTTCTACTTTTCTGTAATATTTTTAAATTTTCTCGGGCTAATTTATTTTGCTCCTTCATCTGGTCCGATTTGGCATTCATAGTTCTACCAATTTCTTGTTCTTGCTTAAGAATTTTTTTATTTAATAAAGCTAATGCTTTTCTGTTATCTAGTTCTGCCATTGATTACTTTGTGTTAACTGACAATTTAGCCAGTATTGAATTAAAAATATAAACTAATTAATTTGTAAAAATTAAATATAATCTAATGCGTCCATCTTGGATGCATAGTCAGGATCACTTTTTCTTTTCTTTTTAAAATAATCTACAAGATCCTTTTCTAAGTCATTACTTTTCTTCAACATTTTTTTCATTTCAGGGTCTGTTGCTAATACTTTTGCAACTTGTTTCCCTTTTCTCTTAGCTAATGATTTAAGGAATCGGCCTACAAACTCTTTTAAAACAGTTTCATTTTTGTATATATATTTTGCCATATTAATTTTATACCTTGGATTGGTTACTAATAAATATCACTTATTTTTATTTTTTGAACTTGGGCCCTTTTGCAGATCGTTGTTGTTTTTCTAATTGTTTGGATTCTTCTTCGTATGTTGAAGAAAGTTTTTGAAGATACCATCTACGTAAATAGACTGGCATTGAGTATAAGTCATGAAAGGTAAAACTACCCTTTCCATAATACATTAAATCGAATATTTGTTTGTGTATTTCTAGTTTATAACTTAACGGAAGGCCAAAAAAATCGAACCGTCATAGGGACAGTTATTTCTACCCCCTCACCACCATCATCTATAACAATATCCATATCTATATCTGGTGTTATTTCTTGATAATGGCTTCTAAAAGCTTGTGAGTCTTGTGTGAAAAACTCGTTATCTACAAAATTATTAACAAATGCTTGTTCAGAATTACCATCTACTGAAATTATCATCTTTTTATATCGAGTTGTTACCTCTTTGGTAACTCCACCACTTACTTTAGATAATGCTTCTACTTCCTTACCGACTTCTCTCTCATCACCATCAGTTAGTAATTTGAATTCTATTGTTCTTTCCGCTTGTGGAAGTTTAAAACTAAATAGATTCTTCCCTTTTTCATGTTTAGAAAAATCTATTTTTTTATCTTTTAATTTAGTTAAATCGTGTGTATGTTCTTTAGATAAACCCGTATTATCAATATAATCAAAAGTGTATTCTTTACCATATGCAAGAACTCTTGATGCTATAAACAATGCATTTTTATCACCTATCAACATACTGTTAAGGTCTATTTTCTTATCAACGACCAAAGATTCCAATAATTTATCCAACACAATACCTTTTTGAATAAGATTTTGTGAAGTTAAAATATCTTCTTCTTTGGCAGTCATATATTTTATTTCAATTTGCCCTGAAGATAACGGATTGTCCTCGGGATAAAAATATCCCTTAGAGGGCAAATCCACTACTTCCGTAGGGAATTTAGTTTCTGCCATTTTTACTCCTATTTGATTAGTGTCATAACCTAATTATAAATATAACCTTTGTGTCCGAAATAACGAATTATTTTTTTGGTGCGAATTTCTCTTTGATTGGTTTAAGAATCATATCGAAAAGAATATCGTCATATTTTGTTGGTGTGAGTTTCACAATTTTTTCAATTGCGTAAATACCAACTAAAACATATTCCCAATTTGCTGCTATCCATTCAGTCATTTTTATTCTCCGTTTTGATTAGAATTGTAATATTGCGTAATCGTAACGCAATGTTAATTCGATATCTACTGGATCTGTACCATTTGCAAAATCTACATCATTGAAGTTAACATCCTGTGCCCACGCACCTTTTAATGTCCATTCTTCAACAATATCTCCTACTGGACCCAATAAATTAAATGTAATATCTTTTTTATAAAAATCTGAGTATCCATCACGACCTGTTACTGATTCGTGGGATAATCTCACCCATTCCATACATGCTTGTGCTGCTGATGGTACAATAGGGTCATATAATGTAAGTGCTAATGGTTGCCACTCACCTTTACCTTTAATGTATCTCTTTACATTAATATGGTCTAATACTATTTCTTCAAATGTTATTTGAGGTCTTGCTGCAGTTTTTATTAAATATGCGGGTAGACCTTCAATATACATGACATACCGGTTTTTAGTTTTTGGTTCAAACGGTGTGAACATTATTTCTGAAGGATCAATTAACTCTGGCATTTCCAATTCTCCTATTGTTAAATTCTGTACGGTTTTTGTACTTCAAGTATAAATATCAAACTAATTAAAAAAAATGAATTTCTATATATGTCAATTTGTAGAAGTTTTTTAGAAGTTTTATAGGGCAATAAAAAACCCCATAATTAAATGAGGTTTCTTATTTCGTTTTACGAATTAGTCTGGGAACGATGCTCCTGTGGGTAATACCACGAAGTCAAGAACAATAAATTCCGCTGTTCTCGTAGGTTGGATAAATATCTGTCCTACAAGACGGTTTCTATCAACAACATCAGGTGTGTTATTGCTATCGTCCATCACTACTCTAAATGCGTTCAAACCACTATTGGCCTGGACACTTTCAAGGTAAGGATTGACAATATTCAAGAAACGATTCCTCGTTGCTGTTGTGTTCTGTTCGAATACTAAATATCTTGAAGATGACGCAATGAATTTCTTCAATGCAATCAACAATCTACGAACATTGATTCTATCAAGTGCTGATGGTTTAGACTGAAGTGTTTTCTGTCCAAATACCGTTACACCTTGACCTGGGAATGTTGCAATTGGATTAACTCTATTTTCATACAGTTTATCTCTCTCAGCGTGAGTTAATCGTGTTTTAGCTTCTAAAACAGAAGTTAAACCACCACGATTTAAACCAGCTGGTGCAAACCATTCGTGTGCTATCTTATCTGTAAAGGATATTACACCTGGTAGAACAACTGAAGGTGGCACCCAAACTGGTAATTGTGTTTCAGAATCAACTACTTTAACCCAAGGAAAATATGTCCCTGCGTAGTTGGTATCTAATGCACTTATACCGTTGGTTGCGTTATCAATTGTATCACTCCATGCAAATCCATCCAATACATAAAAAGCATCACCACGAGCTTCAATTTTTGAAATTGCGTGGTTGGTCACTGCACTATGTACAATTGAACCACCTTTACTATGAAGTACACCTGGGATAGCCAATAAATTAATATCGAACTCATCAGGATTACTTATAGCATTGATTGCTCGTTTGTATGCTACAGAACCACTTGCTGCTGCGGATGATAAATCAAATCCTTGTGTGTTTGTACCAGAAATATCATTTCCAGTAGCTTTAATCACAGTTGGATCATCACCATCAAATCCCCATTGTAGAGGCATTACAAATTTCCTCTGTGCAATGTCTGAATTTGCTAATGTTATTGCTGTTGAACTATTTGCTGCCGTAGAAACATTTAAGTCTCCTGCTGCGTTATCATCACCATTCATATTTGCTAATGAAAATACACTATTTGAACCTGTAGTAGCGTTATAAGGAATAGGAGCTAAATACTCTCTATTATCCTTTAACTTATAATCAAATCCATAAAATACGTTTTGGTCAAAATCACCAACACCATTTTTCTGTTCTGATTTAAATGTTATTGTAGGTACATTAGCACCTAATACTGGATTATTCACTGCTTCAAATCCAAAAGGTACTACATTTTTAGCTAAGTTTCTAAGATCTGCATAATCACCAATACGAATCCATTTAGATTGATTTGGCCAATCACCTTTATAGGTTAATTTACCATTTGAATCAATTTCAACAAATCTATCACCAATTTTTCTTGCGAAATAGTTGTTTGAAGTTCTATCAAAATTACAATTATCAAACTGTTCAAGAACTATATTATCATCTGCTTGTGCTGGGTTATTTTTTCTTACCTGTACAGAGAATTCACCATAATCCGAACCAGGAATTGAACCAGCCGCTTTAATATTCAATACACATACTTTAAATTCTTCATTCACACTTGTTCCGTGAGATAATGAATAAATTCTAAATAAGTTATTGTATGAACGAGTTGCTGTTGCTCCTTGGTCAATTACGATTGGTGTTCTTGCCACAGAATAATCACTATTACCTGTCCAAGTTGCTGCTACACCAGTTGCTCCATATTGTGCTGAATATCCAGTTCCACTTTGAAAATCCTGTCCAGCCGAACCACTTGCACTATTTGCTACTGATAATTCAGTCCAAGACTGATGATTATTGTGTGCAGTTTCTTTAAATACTTTGTATAGGTATACTTTTGATGTATTGTTCATTGGATCAGAACTAATCACTTTATCAATAAACAAATCACTTGATGTTGCAAACGATGCACTTATTGTTTCATGAAATGTTCCAGCTGTATTAGTAGAACCACTTATGTGGATTACAAAATCACCAGCTGTAACTGAAACAGTTGAACCACTTTGTTCTACACCACTTCTCATTACTCGTGTTCCATCAATTCCAAGTGCCCCAGCACCACGTGATGGTGCTAAAACTGCTATTAAATCTTCGTTGGATGAACCACTTGCAACTATATTAACATAATCTGTCTTATATCCACCAATACCAAGAACTCTAACTATTGTTACAGAACTGGCACTTTTAAGATATTCTTGTACTGTATAGGGAACATAATAATCTTCGCTCACTTTACCAAAAGTATTTTCAAATTCTGAAAAATTACTAAGTATGGTTGGTGTGAATGCTGGGCCCTTTTGAGTTGGCCCTATTATTGCTGCCCCAATATCAGAAATACCTTGTGGTAGAAAAGACAAGTCCCGTTCTTCTGTGAAGACTCCAGGACTTACTATTCTTTCCGCCATTATTTTTCTCCCAATTTATGAGGTTGTTTTAATACAAATTAAAGTTATATATAAATATAAGCCAAATTTCTCAAACATTAGTTTTGAGGAGTAAATTTACCAGTTTCTACATCAAGATTACCAATTCCGTACTTATCTGTCATCTTTTTTACAATTCCTTGTTCAGATTCTCTAGCTTCATCATATGCAACATGCAATTTTTGTTCATTAGATTCTATATTATCCAATTCCTTATTTAATTGACTACGTTGTAAAGCAATCTGTCCAAGTTGTAAAGCTATACCTTGGTATTTTTCTTGTAAAGATTTAATCTCTTTGATCTCTTCTTCTGGTACTACTACTTCTGATTTTTTCGTTTCGTCTGCCACGTTAAAACCTCCATTTTTGTTGTTATAAATGTATCTAACTATAAGTATCTAATTAGATTTCAAATCATCAATTTCTTTTTTCAGTTCTTTAATTGATTCTATCAGAACGGGGACTAATTTATTATAATCCACCGATTTAAATTTTCCTCTACCATGTAAACCTTCGTGTTCTTTCACAAGTTCAGGAATAACTGCTTCTACTTCTTGTGCTAACACTCCAACATCGTGTCCCATATCTTCTCGTTTCCAATCATACTCAACACCACGAAGTTTCATCACATCAGATAAACCATATTTCATATCTGTGATATTCTCTTTCAAATTCATATCAGATGCGACGGTTGAAGAATATGCAACAACGTCAGCGTCTGCGTGAAATGTTCCACCCGCTGTAAATCTAAATTCTTCTACATTTGATAAATACACTTTAATATTATCATCTGTACCAAAATCAATCCAATCACCACTAGCATCTCTACCAACTTTAAGTCCAGTATTATATATTGAAGTAATAGTTGTTTGTGCTGCTGTTACTGCAACATCATTAGCATTTGCCGTAATACCATCACCACCAATTACATTCAATACTCCACTTGTGGCAGTCGTTCCTGCTCCTGCTAATCCTGTGGCTACACCATCGGACAAGTGTTCATCATCAATACCACCTGCTGCCAAGTGTTCACTATCAACTACGTCATCTGCAATTTTAGTCCCATCAACAATATCCGCGGCTAGGTGAACTCTATCTATAGACCCGTCAACATAGTGATGTGAATCAATTTGTTCTGCTTTAATATGTTCTATATCTATAGATTCTGATGCATAATGTTGTGAATCAATAGCGTCGTTACCAATATAAGTTCCTGTTAAAGCTGTTCCATTCCAAACACCCGTTGCTATAGTTCCAAGAATTGTAATTGCTGTTGAACTTCCAATATCAAGTGCTACTGGATCGGTTGTTCCATCACCTATTAAAATTTCTCCATCACCTAATACTGCAGTTGCTGTAATTGCACTTGTTCCACTACCTAATAATATACCACCATCTGTGAATGTTGAAGCACCAGTTCCACCATCAGCGACAGCTAAATCTGTAATACCGTTAATTGTTCCACCATTTATATCACAAGTTGTTACACTTCCTAAATCTGCCCAAGTAATACCAGCGGCGGTTGAGTTTCCATCTACTGTACCATTCCAAGTACCACCATTAATATCAGGACTTGTTAAAGTTTTGTTTGTAAGTGTGTCGGTTGAACTAATAGTTACTAAATTAACTTCCGCATCTTTCAATCCACCAATCCATCTATCTTCACTTACATCCCAGAGTAATGAACCTGTTTCTGTTGTATCGGCATCATTTATATAAAGTCCACCATCTCCTGCTGCTGAACCA